TACTAAAGATTTAAAGAGCGTTCTGCAAGGCCACGGAGAAAGTCCATTTGTTCTGATTCGTCTGCGTTACCACTAAGCACCCTATCTCGAGTTCTTTCGCTAGCTGCTTGTTTCTTTTTAGCAGCCGGCTTTGACTTCTTTAAAGGCGCCTTCTTAGCTACGACTGTTTTACGTTTAGCTGCGCCTTTACTTACACCTTGTTTTAGGCGTCTGTAATCGTCAACAAACTTTACAATCATAGGATCTGCAATCGCGTCTAAAACTTCTGCAGAAATACCTTCATCTAAGGCAAATTGCCTGATAGATTTTGCGGTATCTTCACTAAAGTCTGGAATTAGTGAAGGAATAGTCTCATTAAAATAGTCGATTTGTTCCTGCCACATTTGCTCACTTTGCTTTTGAACGTTTTGTTCTACCTGCTTCATAAGCTCTTCGCGATTATTTCTAGAAGTCCAATAATTTTTCTGAACCTGTTCACGCTTATCTTTAAGCTCACTTAGTTCATAATTATCGCCTTCTTCTCGGGCTTTTTCAATTTTAGCCTCGAGATCGTGGTATTCTTTCGCAAACTTTTGTTCGTCAGAATATAGGACAGCTGCTGAAGCTTGAGTAATACTTTCGATTTGTTCCAACTTTTGTTGGTACTCTTGCTCCATCTCCTGTCTTGCATCACCGAGTTCACGACCCTTCTTTGATAGATGTTGTTCAGTAGAGTAACCTTTAATAAGGTCACCAAAGGAAACTTCCGTATCTTCGCCGTCTATTTTAACAACTACTTTAGCCTCCAAGTCAAGATCGTCAGTAGAATAAACCTCTGCTTCTTGGGTAGCGGACTCATCGTCGGCATCCTCATCAGCGGTATCATCTTCTTCGTCTTCTACTTCCTCTTCAACTTCTTCAGTATCGTCTTCCTCTGACGCTTCGGGTACTTCTTCGTCAGATTCTTCCGTGTCTATTTGAGGTACCTCTTCCTGCTCGGGTAAAGATTCTGCATCAAGGAACGATGTGTTCCGCATAATGTTATCCAGAAGAGATGCTTCAGTTTGACTATCTGTAGCTACAGAGTCATCCAACTGGGTAGAGTCTGTTTGTGCTTCAGCCATATCTATTTAGCCTCCTTTTTCTTAGCAACTACTTTAGCTGCTACAGGTTGCTTACTAGAATTAATTTTTGCAGTATAATGTTTTTGCAATTCAATTAAATCTCGTAAATTAGCGGCGTTAATTTTAGCTTTGCCGCTACTACGCATTGAGTCATACTCAAGAAGATTAATCATATCAGTAACATTCTTAAGTAGCTTTTCATTATCAATTGTTCTCATCTTCGTCGTCCTCCATTAGATGTGGAATATTTTTACCATAGGTCTCAAAGCTTATTAGCTTTTCTTTTACACTACCTAAAGCCATAGCGGCTGAATACAGAAACTCTCGAGTCTTTGTCTCATGAGGATCTGTCTTTAACCATTCAATAAAATATTCCACTAAAACTTCACCATACGCTTCTTCAAAAAATTCGTCCCGCTCTTTGGCAGCGAAATGACCCTTAGTATGAGCCAATCGCGCCAATTCGTCGGGATGAACCTTATGTCTACCGTATGATTTATTATTACCCAGCCTCTTCTCGGCTGCCTTACGGTATTTATCCATTTATCATCCTTGTTTTTCAGCGGCCATCATAATGCCTTGAGCCATTTGAAGTATTTCATCAAAGCCCGGATGTGGCGGCATTTGAGCGCCTTCTTTTGTTGCTTTAATAGTAAGATCCGCCCACTCTTGGAAATGCTTATCAATAGATACTGCAAGCGCTCTTGCGTTATCTTCCATAGTATTTCTAGCTTGAGCAGTAGTATAGGCTACATTAGCTTGAGAAAGTTGAACATCAGCCTGAGCCTTTTGTTGTTCTATTTCTTTTGTCATTTGAGCCATCTTACTTTGCTGTTCTACAGCTTGCATAGCTTTTTGCTTAAACTCGTCAGTAGTATAATCTTCTAAAAAGTCATTACTGTCTAAGTTCATAGCTTCAATAAGCTTCGTAGCAAGAACTGCTGGTGCCTCTCTTTTAATAACCATGCCAGCGCCTTGCTGATTGAGAGCTGGCAGAACTTCTGCACCAATCTTAGATAACTTGTTAATCATTGACATATTAGAATTTTCGCCAATGTCCAAGAAAATCTGTACGTCCATCTTAGAAGGAAGTGCGTCCATATCTACTGAACCATATACGCCATCAAGATTGTAAGTATATTTTCCTTTCATATTCTTATGCATGGTTTCGTAGATGCCAGCAATTAACCGCTTAAAGCCTGTCTCTGCAAATCGCCGCGCAATATGTTGAATGCGCTTCTGGGCTGCGGATTGGACAGCGGAAAGTTTTTGTTCAGAGTTACCTGAAACGTATAATGTATCGTTCAAACCTTGAGCAGCTTTTGACATACCAGTAGCTTGTTCTTTTATTAACTGCAAGTGAGTCAACAGCGGAACAGTCCCGGTAGAAATAGCTTCTGGTGATAAGGTTTGAACTGCGCCAGTTGGGTTACCATTAGTAGGAATAATCTGCTTTGGCTTCATATTTTGAAGAGCAGAAAAATCTACTACGTTTGGATCAGCCAACTTAGGCGAATAATTAGTTAAATATGTATTTTCTACAAAGCCGCGTAAAATAGCAGTAGAAGCAAGAGTAGAGCTTCTAGTAAAGTCTGCCATTGATAGGCCATAAAATTCGTGTGGAATATCGAATGGAACGATAGAGGCCAGCGGAATAACGTCTGTATCTTCTTCATATAGTATATGACTTCCAACAACAATAAACCTCTTAAGCTCAGCTATACCGTCGCCATCACGATCAACTCTCAACCAGCACTCAGTAACAGTAACTTCTCTGTTTGCCTCTAACGGCATAATTTCGTGCTGCGTAGATCCCTGCCAATATTCTTGTCCGACAACATGTTTTCTAGCTGCAACATCTTGAGCGTATTTAGATGCTCCTAACCAGCTATCACTGTGTCCTAGCTCGTCCCAGCTTTCAATAGACTCTGCTACTTCTGGCCAATACTTTCGTATTTCAGAACGAGTCATGTCTGTTTGAATACCTACAAACTGCGACTCATCAATACTTTGACAATCTCTAGAAATTCTAAAATTTTCTGGTGGAATAAGCTCTACTTTTACGCGAGAATTATTTATTGTTTTTCTAACTCGCACATCAACGTACATTAGCTCAACAGCGTCTTCACCTGTTTGTTCGTCAATACGTGTAACGTTTTCAAACTGAAGTTCACCGATTATTTCAATGTTGTCGTCAGAAAGTAATTCGTCTAATTTAGCTTGACTTATTTCTTCGTATTCTTCAAATGCATAATCGTAATCTTCAACATAGTCCCATCTACAAACTGCATTTTTCCAAAGCAACGCAGACTTCATCCACTGTTGCATAAGTTCCCAACCATTATTCTTCTTAAATAAGCAATAGTTAGTTATAGCAGAAGCATCTTTCGCAGCTTTAAACGCGCCAGGACTATCGTCGTATGGCACGAAGCGCGCAAGCTTTTGATTATTCAAAAACAGATCTGATAATATAGCTGTGTAAGCCTCAATAACTTCAGTAGTTGAGGTATCTACAATTGACGAGACTCCTTGTGGAGTTAAATGTGCATCAGCTACTCCTGCATATTCGTAAGTAGCTTTCAGTCTTTCACGAGCCAAGTCAGAAGAGTTTAACCAATCTCCTGTAGAGTTTTGAACTCCGCTTTCAATAAGATTAATTAATTGTTCGTCTGTAATAGGCTCTTTGTATCCCATCGGGTCGGCCATCAGTATTTACCTCCCGTATTAGAATAAATCTTTTTACTATTTTCCAAGTCCTTGACAGTATAAGATCCTGGTTTAGACAGTTCTTTTGTACTTTCTTTTTTAGGTTTACTTGGCCTTTTAACTTCTTGTATGAATCTCGACATATACCGCTCCTGGGTTATTTACGCGCCTGCTTAGCTAAGTCTTTATCAGCTTTACCCCATACTGTGGGCTTTTTATTTATAAATGCGTTTACTCTAGCGTGGGCCCACTGTTGTGGCGACTTTACGCTAGGTCTATGACTTTGTCTGTATGCTGCCATTCCTCTATTAAACACTTTTCTAAGAACGCTTAACGGAAGGCCTGATTTTTTAGCTTTAGCTGCTAATGAGCTTTTAACGTTAGACATTACCACTTCACCTTATCAGCCCAATACGCGGCTGACAGAGGACCTCTCGCTATGTTTTTACGATGACGCGCCTTAAACGATCTACGCCTAGCTTTGTCCTTTTTTGACTGAGGATTTTTACCTGCGCCGCTTACTCCTTGCTGGCCAAACCTAATTAGCTTCGGATTTCCAGTCTTAGGATTACGAACAGCTACGGCATGAGACGAGCCGGAATGTCCCGGTGTTCTTTTTGGTTTATTGAGACCACTAAAGGTTTCTCCTCCGACTTCGATCGACATTTCCAGCCTCCTCTATTTGTTCTAATGTTCTACCACATCCGATACAATAGCGACCCGTAGGATCTAACTTGCAAATCTTTACACACGGACTTTTCATGTCTCCAGTGCTCCAACAATACCGCATTTGTATTCAACAGATGCCCAACTACCATCTTTAGGTATATCTTCGTATATTTGTTTATAGCGTAAACATTCGTTTTCTTTATCAAACCATTGTACCGTTTGATTAAAACATTTACCATCTGCAGTGCATACAGTTAATACTAGCGCCCAAATCATTATATTCATGGCTTTAAATCCTTATGTTCATGACCCATCCATATTCCGAATACGCCGGTCATAACACCCATAACTACGGATACAAAGGCCGACTGTGCGCCTGTTGGTTCAGGTAAAGCCATAAACCATTCAGCGCATCGCCAAGACATGAGTGTAGAAACCAACATCATAAATCGAGGAAGTATTTTCCAACGTAAAAAGGTCTCTACACTCATATATCGTCTCCTATGCTACTTCTTTTTCAAGCAGCTCAATTTCTTCTCGAAGCGCCTTTAGTCGCCTCTTCTTTTGAATCTGTTCTCGTTCTTCTGGTGATACATGCCTTTCAATATGCATGCGACCTAAACCATCGTGATAAATATCAATGCGATCTCCTGCCGCATAGTCTTCTTCTAAGACCCATGTTTTCTTAAACATTAACATAGTTTTCTCCTGTACTATATTTATATTGAGTTAAATGGCGGATTTTTCCCCTACTTCCGCCGGAGTAGTGAGGACAACGGGAACTAGTTTAGGACAGATCTGTCTCCTTCAAATCCGAACCCTAATTCTTCTATTGCCTTCTGAAGCTCTTCATCTGACATGTCGCTAGTCTTAGTAACTTGCGTAATATCCTGTCTTTGAAGTTTCGGCGCCTCAAATTCTGCGAGAACAGTAGCTAGACGAGTAGCTTCATCCATGTCTTCGACTGCAAGAGCTTTCATCATTGCAACCTTCAGCACGTCTAACGCGCTTGGAGCTTCGTCTTTTAATTCGTCTCTTAATTCTTTCCAATCACTCATAGATAGTTTTAGCGCTTCTCGCGCCTCTTTGTTCGCTTTGCGCGCTATAACAGAGTTGCGTTGTCCCTCGCGCGCACCTTCTCGAGTGAAGGGTTTCAAGTTCTTCAAAGAATTCGGATGCATTTTTCCGTCTCTACTCATTTGAATTCCCTCTCTTGTAATACGCACTGACATAAGTCAACTCTATGTCCACACCTAGTTCTATACCAGTCCTCATGTACATAGCTTTCTGCGTGTTCTGATCCTTCTTGTGGTGCTATAAACTCAGGAACTATTAGCCATTCTATAGCATAATTAGGAACCTCAGTATACCGCACATACTTTCGCCACTTATTACCTTTACTGTCTCGCCATACAAGCTTTGTTCTAGGTAAATCATTTGGCGGATAATCTCTTATAGGGGACACTATATCCATGCCGTATTATCTTCTAAATTGTTTTGCCACCTTTGATTCCATGCAACCTTATGCGTAACTATTTTATCCCAATGAGTTCTTAAAACCTCTAATGCAATAGCTAATGACATGACTGTATCATCATGACATCCTGGTGCAGCCTCAGTCTTACCTGTTTCAGTAGCAGTATAATCTTTAAGTTCTTGTATCATGATAGGACACGGAACATATACGTCCTCGTTTTCAATAGCATTCTTTAAATTACCTATAATCGTACTCTTAGTTGCTGTTGTAGTCCTAAATCCTAATCTTTCGCCTTCTTCTTTATTAATAGCTGCAATCTTTGTTTGCCTATACAGGTTTACATAGCTCAAATCATCAAGCTTTTGCAAAGTTGCAATACCCATTGAATTACTTTCAACAGCGAGCAAGGCATTATTATAATACCTGCCTAAATAAAAAAGCAAATCACCAAACTTACTAGGATCTATACGATTGTTTCTATATAGAGCAACAACCTGTCTATCCTTACTTAGAACAACCGCTGAGCTATAGTCTTGACCTACGCCTAAAGATACATCAGCTCCTATTACGTAGGGCTCGTGGGTGCCTGGATAATTATAGACTTCTAAATCGCCTTCTGAACTATCTTGCCAAATCTTCGAGTCTAGATCGAACCTCATTTTTTTCAAGTATGCAGATGGCTCCATGTCTATTAGCTTCTTCATATCAAAGACGCTTGATCCTGAAACAAGAAACGCTTCTTCCGCGTAGGCCGGGTATTCTTGCATAAACTTTCTTTCGCCCGACTCCGCGATCTTAAGACGGCGCCAGTATAGCTGGTCATAGTCAAGCCCAAACTCTTTAATAAGCCCTTCTTCTTGAGTATCTGGCTCAAAAGACTCGGGAGCCTCCCTTCTATACTCGGAAGTAATGAACCATGGCAAAAAGATCGGAACATACTCTGACTCGCCTCTCTCGTAGCCTTGTACAGCAGAGCGCCAGAGTCTATAGAACTCACCCGACGCGCCATTAGCCGTACTCTCAAGTATAACTTCCGTTCCATCAGCTTGGGAAATACCTTGGAATAATCCTGCAAGGATCTTCTCATCAAATGTCCAGAATGCCACCTCCGATAGGTGAGCAATTGATGGAGTAGTACCTCTGCCGGCTTCTGGCGAACCAGCCGTGTATAGCCTATAACCTGCTTGATTGTGCTCAAATTTAATCTCCTTCGCGTTTGATGCTACTAGTGATGGCCTAAACTCATCATCCATATACTGAATAAGGTTTTTGCTCATAGTAAACAATGCGTCTGAAGTCGCGCTATCATGCGCCATTACTACAGACCTCGCGTGCGGAGTAAAATAACTCTTCCATGCAGTGCGAGCAGTACAATAAGTAGATATGCCTTGCTGTCTGGCTTTTAATATAATAGCCCTAACCTTCTTATCTTTAGCTAACTGCTCTTCTAGTTTTGTGTTAATTACATCTTGAGCCTCATTAAAAGTAAAAGGTACAAAACCTTTCTTAGCGTCTTTAGTAATAATCTTTACCTGATCTTCAGCAAACGCCTTAAAATTAGTCTCATACTCTTTTATAAGCTTACGCTTTCGAGCCTCTTTCAATAAAGCTAATTTCTTCCTGTTATCCACGCCCTGTCCTCCTACCCTTTCTAGTGTAACTACCTTTACCTTTCTTAGGCTTAACAACTTGTGGTGGCTTCCTCAAAGATAACATACTTCTAGCCACTGGGTTTATTTTGCGTATCATTTTTATCTCCACCGAGATTTCTCTTATAGGAGACACAACTGACTATTTTTTAATCAGCCCCGGAAACCCGGGATATTTTTCTGGCGAGGTTTAGACCCTTATATAAAGAGATTAAGCCCGAAAAAATTAGTCTCTCTATATATACATCTATATATTCTTGTACCCCCTATTCCTATATATACGCTTT